TTATAAAAAAGAATTAATTTTTAAAAGTTTATTTTTGTAATTAGAACCTAAAATACTGAACAGTATCGTATTATTATTCAAGCTGGTCTCGAAATCTTTGATTGATCTTTCTATGTCTCGTACTAGTCTTTTTAGCTCAGTTTTTGAGAAACCTAAAGGCTTTAAATAGTGTAGTAATAAGATAACATAGTCTAATATAGTTGTAAAATCGATATTACTTATACTAAATTCTTGAGATAATTGATTTTTTATAACACCAGAAACAGATATAGTCCTAAAGCGTGTATCGAAAATAACGGAATTATGAGCAACTGCATTCCTTAACTCTTTAAATATAAAAATATGCTTTTCCAATAAAATACCATCTCTATCTACCGCAGTATTATAAGTTCCTACCGCTTTCGATATTTTAACTTTATCCGCAGCACACAGACAAGACAAGAAGCTACCAAAAGATCCTAGAGTAACCAGTTCAAAGTGCGCCCATAAAGGAATGGGTTTCCCTGAGTGTACAAAGTGTTCCACTATATCCTTTTTCCCATAATAGTTAGAGATAGCTCTATCAAATTCTTGTTTCAGGCGTAATTTATTTTGTGTAGCTTTCCTAAAGGACTTTTCTGCCCTTTGTCGACTTCGTTTATCAGGAAAGCTTTTGGCTTTTGGAGATAGTTCATTTGCTCTATTTAACTTTGTATCATATATGCGTTCAAATGTAATTTCACTATTAGAAACTAAACAATCAATTACAATATTTTTTAGTATAGTTTCTAACTTCATTGCATAAGGGTATAATAATCTTTTCATATCATTATCAAATGTATAAACAGAGACAATTTGATTAAATGTTGTATATCCTAATTTATTAGTGGTTTTACCTTTATATTTATATGCTTTATATCCGTGGTAATAGCCCATCTCTAATAATTTTCTTTTCTCCAAAGATCCATTGATATCAATTCCGTGATTGTCTCTAATGTGCATCATTAAAGAATTAGTGGTTTTACCCTTCATTTATATCCCCTTGCTCTGTTAACTAATGCATATTATATCACAGAATCCTTTATTTTTTTTCAACAAAAAAACACCCGCCGAAGCGGGGTTAATTTACTTTCTATACCTAAAGTAACTCATTGCACTGAAGCTCAACCCGATACAAATACCAAGCGCCATATTATGAATGATATAGCCGTACGATAATCCTATAAATAGTCCTAATACAACACCTATTACTGCTTTCTTTTTCAAATTTTTCATAAATCTCATCCTATTCCGTGTATGATAATAATCTCGAATATATTATATAACAGTTAGGGCAATTATAAAATCGTACTAAAGTATGATTTTTGAAATAGACACAATAATAAGATCCCGCCGAAGCGAGATGAATTTACACTTTTGTTAATATTTTAACTCGCTCTTTTATTAAATTTCTAGTTTTTCTGAACTCTTCTAAAATTTCTTCATTTGTTCCTTTTGCTCGAGCTGGATCTTGTAAATCCCAATGTTCGTGGTTTACTCCTTTAGGAATCATTGGACATTTATCTAATGCATCTCCGCATAGAGTAATAATTAAATCACAACTATTAAAGTAATCTATATCAATAAGTTCAGATTTCTGTTGAGAAATATCAATATCTTCTTCTGCCATAACTTGTACAGCTCTTGGATTTAATCCATGAGTTTCTATACCTGCAGATTTCACTTCCCAATCTTTTAATAATTTATGCCCATATCCTTCCGCAATTTGTGAGCGGCAAGAGTTCCCAGTACAAAGAAAGTAAATTTTTCTCATAATATATTCCCTTACTAAATTTTCTTAATATATTATACCTTAATTTATGATTTACCATAACAAAAAGCCCTGACCGAAGTCAGGGTTAAATTATTTTATACTATTCAATTCAGCCAAGATAATCAGACCGACAACCATAATCAGCCAAATCCACCAGTAGTCTAAAAATAGTTGCATGTCAGGCAATTCAATGACTCTTTGGAAAAATTCTACCATAATTTATCCTTACAATTTATTCGCATTTAATCGACGTTGCAGTTCTCGGACAGAATCAGATACTGGGCTAATAGTTCCGTCTTGCGTTGTTCCAAGATGTTTCTGCAAGGATTTAATCGTTCCTTGGCCAAAGAGCCCGTCTTGTCCAACTCCTAAAAAGCTTTGCAATGCTTTAACCACATTCGAACCTGTCAGTGATGAATCGAACTGAGCAGCATAGATATTTTGATTGAAAGTTTGTTTGTACTGATGACTAATAACTCCGTCTTTACCAGCTGTATCAAAGTATTCTTGAAGTCGTTTGGCTGTTGCATTACCAAATTGTCCATCAACGTTTAATGTAACCATTTGAGGTTTGTTGTCAGTATTTGCTGAACCTGAGCCAACAATACGATAAAAGTGATGTGGCAAACGTGTACTCATATATGCATCATTCGTATCAACCGCAATTCCATTGTGAGTGTAAGAACAGTGAATGAATGAGCCATTACTTAGGAAAATACCTGTGTGTCCGTCTGAACCAGCTGAACCTCCCGGAGTGCCTGAGATAAAAATATCCCCTCGTTGCACTTCTCCTCGACTTATTTCTTTGAGTTTTGTCCCTGACATCCCAAACAATGTTTCAGTATTTCCCATTGAACCAGCTGACAGAAAGCCACCGGCAATCATGGCAAAGAATACTGACGAACTGCAGTCATAACTTCTAGGACCCATTCGAGAAGTCATTGAGTAGGTAACTTTACCCTTTCGAGCTTGCATCCAAGCAATCATATTTTCAATACTTGGCATTATTCTCCTCCTTCTGTGAATTCATGGTCAGAATCAGATGCCTTAACTACTTGAACACTATCTCCATTTTTTAAACTTTTAGTAAGTTCAGTTCCTTTTTTTGCTGCATGAGTGAAGTCGTTGTTCTTCCACCATGCCCAAAGTGCAAAAACTGTCGTAATAACTGTGCTGATAGTATTATCATCAAGAGGCAATGGATTAATACCCAATGCTGTTAGAATTTGGTTAATGATAGCTAACCAAAGCAAAACTGTACGTGTGAGTGTTCCTTTGTCGATTGTTTTCATGTTCTTTCTCCTTTCAAAGTATTTTAGTAATTATATATCCAATAACAGTTACGGCAAGAGTAAGCATAAAGCCCCAAGCCCACTTGTTATTGGCTTCCATTTTTTCTATAAGTTTTGCATTTGCTTGGGCTATTAAAAGCGCTCGTTCTGCTTTATCTCTAACTGTTTCATAGTTGTCCAACTTTGTTTCAATTCGAGCTAATCGTTCGAGCACTTCTCGCCATGCTTGCTCCTCCATAATCCCTACTTTCTAATTTTTACTAGCTTCAAAATCAGCCAACAAAGCTTTAGACTGATTGACTGCTGAACTAACTAAATTAGCTAGGTCTTGAGATGCTTCTGGTGAGCCGTGGAATGTTGGTACATCATTAATCATGAAACTTGCATTCATTGTCCCATTATTGAACGTTGTGAGGGTGAAATTACCAACGTTCTTATCGCCAACATAAATGTCAGTAGTTGTGTTTGTTGTATTTACTTTTTCCATTTTTTCTCCTTTTATCCGATTGGGAATGGTGCCAAAACATTAACTAAGTTTGAAGTTGCTGATACAGCTGCCTTACATTGAACGTATAAACCTCCTGCAGAGTTGACTAAGAATCCCCAAACAGACGCATTACCAAAAGCAACAGTTACACGGTCAGTCTTTGGAATAGCTGAACTTCCTGTAGGCAAAGTTGCAATTCTGTACCATTGGTTGGCTGACATTGCTGGAACCCCAAGCCCTGAAACAGAGAAATAAGCGACCGCATTTTGCACAGAAAATTGAATTGAGCCGCCACTAAATCCATTTGTTGGAGACAATGTTGTCCAAGGAACATCAGTTGATAACTTAGTCCCTTGAGGTGTAAGGCGTGCAAATTCATTTGTAATGTTATTTTGCATAAACAAACCTTGGAAATTAACACCGGCACTTGTATATTCGCCTGTATCACTATTCTGATACGTCATGCCCAAGCCCGAATCAGATTTAAGTGCAATTGTATGTATCTCATTGTGTGAAGTATCCATTTTATAAATCAGAAGATGATCATCTTTGATTTCTGTCTGGATTTGAACTGGCCCATCGATGATTGTGCTGACAAATTCACCATCAGTAATTGTTAAATTTTTTGCATCAATTAAGTCAGCGGTTATTGAGTTAGCTTCAAGGTTATTAGCACTCAGATAATTAATCATCCAGTGAGTGCCATTATAGTAGTACTCAGTGTTAGGGTGGATAACTGTTCCATCACTCGCTGTAAGGTCTGCGGCACCTGAATATTTCCAAGTCAAACCTTTGAATCGTGTGGTTGGCTCAGTATCAGAAACAATTTTACCTGGATTCCCGTTACTTCCAGCAGGACCAGTTGGGCCTTGTGGTCCAATATTCCCCTGAGGGCCTTGCGGCCCTGTTGCTCCATTGTTTCCCATTTTAGCGACTGAATACCCTGTTTCGCTGGTATTATCCGTATAAGCCCAAACCGTTTTCGTCCAAAGATAACTACCTGCTGCAACTGTCGGAACTGTGGTAGACCAACCGCTAGTCGGTGCCGTTGTTCCACTTGTAGAACCTGCATATGTAATGGTCGTAGTCAGAATACCAACACCATCTTTACCAGCAATTCCATCATTACCGTTATTTCCGTCTTTAGAAATATAAGTTACTGAGTAACCTGTTTCAAATGAGTTGTCCGTGTATGTCCAGACTGTTTTCGTCCAGAGATATAGCCCCTTTACAAGACTGGGAACCGAGCTTGTCCAACCAGTAGTCGGAGCTATCGTTCCGCTTATTGAAATAGCGTATGTGATAACGGTTGTTTTGATACCAACGCCGTCATTCCCCTTAAATACAGTCCAAGGCGCATATTTAGCAGGGTCTGCGGATGCTGTAGTTGTGAAATCTGAATACTGACCAATGTAGCTTGGCCAGTCAGCAGTTGTGGCTTCGCTAGATGAGGGCATCCAAGGAGTTACAATTAAACCTGCTTCTAACTTAGGTTTTCCATTTAACAAGGCTTGTAAGGTTAAAGTATCTTTGGATATACTAGCATAACTGACCCCTATATAATTCACATTAGCTGGAACAGTAAAAGTCATATCGTTTGCAACTGAATAGCCTCCTACGAAATTAGAATCCCAAGAACCTGCTCCAAGACCACCAGTAGAACCATATCTTGCAACAGCTGTTGTATCATTTTCGTTTGTAAAACCATATACATTTAACCATTCAGTATTTGACCAATTGGCACTAATCGTGTATTTATTATTTGGTGTTACCTTCACTTTTTTGAAATATGCTCTATATCCTGAAAATGAAGTAACATCTGCAGCCCATCCATAATATTTACCAAAAGTAACGCCTGAATTAAAATTCAACAAATTCAAATTTGGGTAAACAGTCGTGAAACCGTCCGTACCGTCTGCGCTGTTAGCCCAAGCTACGTGAGTGTATGATGTTTTACCATCAGCACCGCCCTTTCCGTCATTAACATTAGTGATAGTCACCGACTGACTTGCGACTACTTTGCCCGCAACTGTTGCTTTAAAACTATAAACTGCCTTATCAGTTACTCCACTGGCATCAACTGTGATTGTCTGAGCATTCGCAACTACTGTTCCATCCTTCGACCATTCGTAGCTGTCTGCGATTGTTTCAGTCGTATCCGAACCAAAATAGATATGAGCGCCTAATGTAGTTGTTCCAGTACCGTTTTTAAATTGAACTCCATTTGTGGTAGTCAGTTCTGCTCGGTATGGAGTGCTATCTTTAATCAACTGAGCTAATCGAGCTTCTAAGTCATCTGAAATTCCACTCTCTAGCTCAATATAGTTACTAAAAGTTAACTTATTATTTGAAGGATTAGAAAAGCTTATCTCAAGCTCAGAAACACGGGCTTGAAGAATCAATCCACCTGTTTGAGCGTTGAAGTTTTCATCTTGGATTCGAACAGTATCTCCTATTGATAATGGCTTACCGTCTCCTACTTCTTGACTGATTAATCGACTGCTTGCATTGACTTCATAGGTAACTAATGAATAGGCATATTTTTTAAACTGACTGAGGGCATAGCCCCACATATCATTCACATTTTTGTATTCTGTCTCAAAATCTTTTCGAATCCAAATATCTCTAGTTGTAGATTGAATCTGAGAAGGATATAGCTCGGCTGATAATGGAGCATAAGCAGTATCATCGCCCTTTCTTTTGTAAAATTCTTCTCTTCCATCTTCATTCTTAACTGACCACTCTGAGTTTTTCCAACTTAGTCCATCAACTCCTTTAACGGTTGTTGCGTTAAAAATTTGTGTTCTATCAATTGTTCTCCGGACTTCTGAGATATTCTTGCCAAAATATAGCGTTACATCATTTCGCCACGTTCCCACACCTTGAGCACTAACGCCATCATTAGCTTTATAAAGATTAAGCGTTATTCCTTTAAGGGTGCCATCATCATTCAAGTTTGTCACAAATTCAAACTCTGCATCAAAATTACCAATAACAGATAAAAGTCGAGAAAGCTTGGATTCTTGACCGTCATAATTAATGGTCCGAGTAAGGTTAGAAACTTCATTAATTCCAAGAGAGATTTGGCTATATGAAATCAGTCCCATTGTGTCAAAATACCATTTAATGTTGTGACTAGAGCTATTGACTAAAGGATTTGCTTGCTCATTTCTAAGTTCCAAGTTCAAAGTGGCACAATTCAATGTAATGATATCATCTGTTTCTTCAGATGTCAGAACACTAAATAGAAAATCTTCTCCTTCGTAAGTAAAACTAATATAGGCTTGGTCATTCAAATACTGACAATAATCTTGTAAAACACCATTCTTAAATTTATTGACTGAAAAATTAAAAGTTGATGCTCCTTCTACGAGATAACGATGCCAAGTATCATTAAAGAAAGATGGAAGTCCTGGAACTCCATTATTTAAGAAACCAATTTTATTCAATTGATTATCATGGATTGTAATCTGCATTATAAGAACCGCTCCTTCCATTCTATTTCTATTTTCGGTGGCGTAGTGTTCCATGAAGACTGATAAATATCAAGTTCACTTTCTCCAGCTGGAATTGAGATAAATTCTGAGCCGACAACTAATTCATTGTTTGAAGCAAGCCCATTATTAATAATTTTTCCATTTTCCATATCTACTTCCATTATTGAACCCGTTTGATATCTATTAGGCAAATCAGACCAAACTGAAACCTTGTCTTTTCGATAAGAGATATTTCGAATAGCAAGATTGGTCATAAATTTATTGGAATTAGTGTATTGTCCAATATATATATATACCTTTGCAACTTCAACATCTTTCAATTCTGGAACGCTGATAGTTATACGACTACCGTGCCAATAAAAACCTAATCTATCTTCTTGTTTCAAGAAGTCAGTGTGCCCTGTTTTTTGATTAAATTGAGTATTGTTATATGAGCCAGAACCACTACCTTCCCCATTATTGGCTGCAAAGTCACGACTAATAACTTCACGAGGATTGTTTCCTCCTACCCAGCCTTTCATAACAGCAATATTTCCTGATTTATCTGGTTTAATAATCCCATAGCCAGCTATCAATTTATCATTACTATCCGTGAACATGACTTGTAGAACGCCAGTTTGACCAAATGCTGTTGCCCACGCAAATAGATTAAAGTAAGAGTAAAAGTTAACTGCTCCAACATGACCATTTGAATCTGCAGGTAAAGTCATCACTTTCATACCACCAGCAATAATCTGATTGGCTTCTGCAGTTCCTGCATCTTTTAACCTAAGTCCATCATTTTGAAACTCAATTTTTCCGTTAGTTGCGAGCAAGCTACTTTGAGGATTAACGGTACCAGCAACAACATCTTTAAAATTTGAGAATGTTGTATCATTCTTACTGTCATAAAGATATTCGCTTACTGCATTAGTTTCTCCATCTGCTTCATCACGTTTTCCAAGTTCTAAAATACCATTCTCATGAACAAGCCCAAGATACCCATTTTCATGAACATTGGTAATTTTTATTTTTGGAAAAGTTTCAAGTGAACCTTGGTTATTGATTATAACTTTCGTAGAACCATCAGAGTTATGAGTAATTGTTCCAAACTCTCCTCCTGAATTAGATTCATTCAAAACTTTGGTATCAACCGACTCAGCTTCTCCAGAAGGTACAAGGAAATTTAATGTTCCAGAATCTAAATCAAAACTTTGCTCACCGTCAGGAAGGGCCAACCAAACTTTATTTGGTTCATCCCCAAATATTAATTCAATAGGCACTTTAGTATTAACTAAACTAGCCAGTTGGTCTTTATTATGATTAATATCATTAAAGAATATTCCATTTAAAACATAATCAAACGAAATTATTTTTGAACCTCTTGAGTTATAAAGAAAATCAACGCCATTCCCTAGTTTTTCGGTGGAATTTTCCCAAGTTGAACCGATATTTCTTTTAATATTCGTTATAGAATCAAAAAACTTTGATAATTCAGCACCACCATAGGTAATTTTCATTACTTTCCTCATATATTTTCCCCTTTCATTATATTTTTGATTCTATTTTCTCGATTTTGCTTATCGGTAATTTTTTTAGTCACCTTGTCTAAATCCAAATATGCATTAACTGGCCGATTCCCTAAAAGTTGTAAAGCATTGATAACATCTTTGTTTGTTCCGCTTGAAGCTATTTTTTCCAATATACTTAAAATGGCATTAAGTTGTTTACTGTTATCAACAACTGGAGCGCTAACTACTAACTGTTGTTGAACTGCTCGCACATCTCTAAATATTTTCGAATCAGCCGGAATTCCGCCAGTACCATCGGCATATTTAGGGATAAGTTGAGCTGTTTTACTAGCTTTTAAAACGCTCGAACCCCTAGGTAAGTTTAAAACGACATCTCGACCTTCCGGAATGAAGCTTTGGCCTGTTGGCAAAGTAATCAATTCCTTATATAGCGAACCTTTCTGGTCATTAACCATTGCGAGTCCGCCTTGATGATAATTAGTACCCGTAGCATGTTTGGTTATTTTTTCATATATTTCTTGAAAAATATTTTTATGAGTGGTGGTTAAAGTTGTATTTTTTTCTTTAGGAAGGCTATCAATAGCAGCTTTCGCTTTAGAAACTCCATCGCCTGTTAAGTTTTTAGCGAGCAACTCTTGTTTTTTAGGAGATAATGAATTCCATTGAGTAATTGCATCGGCCGCGCCTTTTTTCTTACTCAAAACATCAGCGTTATCTGCAAACATCTTTTTGACATTCTCTGGCATTGCATCCCATGCTTTTAATGCACCTGCGGCTGCACCTTTTTTGTTTTGAAAATCGCTATCATTACCAAGTAACTTCTTCACGTTTTCTGGCATAGAGTTCCATGAAGCCATACTGCCTTTACCGCTTGTGATAGCTTGCAAAGCTGGATTATTATTGACAACTAATTGCTTTTGTTCTGGAGTCATTTGATTCCATTGTCCGTTGGCAATTAAAGCCTCTGCAACTTCGATTCGAGCATTTGTAGAAAGATTGGCATTCTTCAAGATGAACTGCATATTATCCCAACCACCTTTAGCATTCAATGCTTCCGCAATTGCTTTTGGGGCATCGGTTGTCATTTTACCAGTCTTAGGATCTAAAATAATACCATTCCAAGAATCATTTGCTTTTTTAGCATCCGCACTCATTTTTGTGGTGTATTGTGCGATTAAATTGCCAGTATCACCGAATGCTTTCGAGCCTTTATCTCCACTTTTACCAACATTTGACATAACTTGATCATAATCTAAGCCAAATTTTTTAAAGTCATCTTTTAATTGTTGTTGATTTTTTTGAACGATTGCCCTTTGACGTTCAATTTTATGAGCACCACCTTGGAGATTATCAATTTCTCGTTGTTGCTGTTCAGCTCTAACTTTGACGTACTCTTCACCATATTTTTCCATGGTGTCATTGTGAGATTTTTCAAGTGCTTGAGTTTTTTTATTATACTCATCGGCCTTTAATGCTCCCGATGCCTTTGCGGAATCTAAAGAGGCTTGCCCTGTTTTATAAGTCTTAATTTCTTCTTGCATCATTTTACTGATTCCAGCACTCGATTGTTTAAGTGCATCATCATTCATAGACTTAAGATCACCACTAAAAACTTTCATTACTTCTTTGGCTTTATTTCCTGTAATTCCATAATTTTTAATGGTAGTTTCAATTAATTTTTGTTGGTTATTCTCTACAATGGAACGTTCAGCATCAGTGATATCACGATGAGCATTTGCTGCATTTTGATAAATCGCTGTGGTTTGATCTGTAATTGATTTCACATTTGCTTTTTGTTGTTCTAAGCCAGCTTTTGCAGCATTTACTTGTTTATCAGTCAGGCCTGCTGTTTCAGCTCCTTTAGTTAGTGCCTTTTCCGTTTCATTAATAGAATCACTTGCAATTTTACCTAAATCGCTTATTGCCTGTTTTACGTTTACGATAGCTGGGCTTCCTTGCACATCGAATTGAATTGCAGCATCTTTAACAGCTACAAATTTTTGATTAAGCGTGTCTAATTTCCCACTTGCTTCAGAACCAACAACCGTTCCCCATTTAGAAACTTCTTTTTGTTGTTCACGTAATCCTTCTGTAAGCTTCCAAATAACTAATCCTAAGCCCGCTGCACCTAATGCACCAATAGCAATCATTGACGCCGGACCCATTCCTGCCAATACAGCTGATAGTCCACCTACTTCTGTAGCGGCACCAGTTGCGCCAGTTGCTATTCCTTTAAGCGCGAGTTCTCCGGCTCCTTTTGCTCCAAGCTTAGCCAGACCACCAGTCACTCCCGAAAGAATACTTGTTAATCCACTCAAAGCTTTCGCTGTTGGAGCAACTGCGGCGGCTGCTATTGCCATTTTAATGATGAATTGTTGAGTTTCTGGGCTTAATTTTGAAAACGAACCTGCTAAATTATCTATTTCTTTAACAACTGGAATGATTGAAGGTAGGAGCTTTTGACCTAAATTAATTGATAAAACTTCCAAAGTCGCTTTAGCTTTATTAAAAGCATTCTTATCAGAATTGTTCATTTGGTCTGCGAGCTTTTTAGTATAACCAGTCGCATTTTGTGTTTCTTTGGTTAAGTTGCGTAATGCATTACCCCCCTGGTCAATCAAGATATTCATTCCTGTTTGAGCTTCTGTACCAAATGCTTTAGCAATTAATGAACTCTTTTCAGCTTGGGTCATTCCTTCTGTTGATTTCTTGATGGTATCAAGCATATCCGGAAGTCCAATATTGCCTTTTTTCCACTCGTCCAGATTTATCCCTAGTTCTTGGAAAGCTGCTGAAGATTGTTTAGTAGGTTTTAGTAAGCGAGATAGTGCACCACGCAATGATGTACCTGCTTTTTCACCTTCGATACCATTATTTGAAAGTAAACCAATTGCAGATGAAGTTTCTTCAAGATTCATCCCTAAAGAATGTGCAACTGGCCCGACATACTCCATTGCCACACCCATGTCTTCAAAACCTGCAGATGTTTTATTAGCAACAAACGTCAAGCTATCCGTTACTCGTTGGGTATTTTTCATCATTGAAGCTGTATCTTCGGTCTTCAAACCAAACTGTTCAAGAATGGCAGTTGATGCAGACATTACTGTTCCAAAATCTTCCCCTGATGCTCTTGAGGCATCTAATACTGCTGGCATGGCCCCAACGGTTTGATTAAAATCATAACCACGCTTTATCATTTCTTCCATACCTTCATTAATGGAAGATGTATCAATACCGTATTGTCTAGCCCATTGTTTAGATTTGCTGGATAAGACATCCATATTTTGAGCTAATTGCTTTGGCGAAGTATCATCAGCTAGCAACGCTTGAATTTCAGTCATCTTACCATTGAAATTGGTTGCTGCTTGAATTCCCTTCGCAAATGCGGCTGTAATCCCTACTGTGACTGGTGCAGTTTTTCTGGAAACAGTATCCAATCCTCCACTTATCTTTTCGAAACCTGATGATAGTTTAGGCAAGATAGAAGTTTGTTTATATTGTTCAATTGCTGCATTTTTTAATTGGGCTTGATATTGTGCTAATTGGGCATTTGCTCGAGAAATCTGGTTCGCGTAATTTTGAGTACTTGAAGTTGCTTTTCCATCTACTAGTGAGCCTGAATATGATTTTTTCAATAAATCAAGCTGTTCCTTTTGCTTAGCAATTGATTTATTCAAAACTTCCATTGGACTTCTAACTCCATCAACACCTTTACCAAATGTTGAAAATGAGGTTTGAGAAGTTTTTAAATCATTTTTTAAGGCAGCTAATTGCTTGTTAACGCCAGTAATGCCTTTTGAAAAGCTGGAATCATCAAACCCCATTTCAATTATCATTTTTCCTAAAGGTGTATCTGCCATTGCTTTCTCCTTGAACTTTTTATCGTTAATTCAAGGATAAACAAAAAACGCCCTTAAAAAGTAGCGTTTTTTTGTTTAGAATAAAAAAGAGACCTATCGGTCTTTTTTAATTTATTTCCATGTTCCATCAGCAAATGTTACTGAAAATGGTCCATCGTTTTTAGCATCAAAATAAAGTTTTGCTTGGACAACTTGCCCAATATTAACAGAATCTGGCATATCATTGTCATAGGTATTTAAATCTAAATTTAAGACACTCCCCTCTGAATCATAGGCCGTAAAATCATGGGTATTAAAACTAAATGCTTTTTTTCCTGTATTTTTTATACTTACAGTAACAACTAGAGGTTTCGAACCGCTCTCTGCTTCACTGCTAAGTGTTACTGATGAGTCAATACTAGCGCTCAGTACATTAACTTCAATGTCAGTATCATCATTTGAAAATGATTGACTACTACCGAATTTTTCTGTGAAATCTGTACTACTAGCTGTAGATGACTCTATCGTACTCTGTGAAGATCCATAACCCAGATATCCATCTACATATGAATCATAATTTGGGACATTACTCATCATATACTCATTAAATTTTTTATTAAAAGAACTCTCCTCAGAGTATGATTTACTCATTGAAGCTATTTTTTTATTAGTAACACCATTTTTAGATGTAAATGCTGCGGCTACCGCTAAACACACAATTGCGATGAAAATACTAGCCATAGAGATCCAAAACCATAATAATCTGTAAAAAGGTCTGTTTTGTGTTTCTTTCATTAAAGGTCCTCCACTTTTTTCTATTTCATTATAACCTTTTGAATCTATATATTGCAAGCGCTACCTAAAACGAAACTAAAAAAACAGCTTCTAAGAGCCATTTTTATAATTTATTCATGAAGTCCCCAAGGGACATTACCTCAGTTTCTTCTTCAATCGAACTTGGTTCTGAATCATCGTCATTAGAATTGATTACTCCGACAATAGTCTCAAAGTCATTATCTAAAATGTCTGAAACGGTAAATCCAGTATTGACAACTAACTGCTTAATGAAGTTTAAGAAACTTTCTTTAGCCTCTTTAGCAGTTATGGTTCTTTTTTTTCGTCACTTTCCTCATTTCCCAAAACAACAGAAATTAAACGTGAGATAGTTGCATCTAATTCCCATGGGTCTAGTCCCTTCAAAACTTGTTCTTTCGTAAGTTTATCATCTAGGAAGAGACTGGCAATATATTCAAGTCTCAAAGCGATAATTTCTACATTACTTAGTGATTCTTTCTCAATTTTCTCTTGAATATTCCAAAAATCAAGATACTTCTGACCAGTGATATGATTTTGCTTATAAGTGACATCTCCACCCTTTTGGTGGAGAGTGATTTCTAACTTAGCCATTTCTTACCTTTCAAAGTTTTGCATCCCCTACGGTCGCTTGACCGACTACGGGGCCATTAGGGAGTAGTTGTCATACTTAAAGCGGCACGTACTTTATCCTGCGCAGCTGTATCAGTTCCTGCATATTTCTTGAAGAAATCTCCGTTATCTGCTGAACCAACTGAGTAGGAAAGAGTGTCTGGTTTAATTTCTTCTGCTTTCCCTTGAGTTGTAGCAATTTCAACTCCATCGTATGAGAAAACACCAGTTAGGAATCCAAGCAAGAAATTATTACCGCGGATATCATAATCTTCAATTAAAATTGAACAATCAGGTGCTTGTGTTTCACTGCCTGCTGTGATGATTTCATCTTCATCAATTGCATAGCCAAGAATTGCTGATTGTACTTTATCAGGAATATCAATGATATCAAAATCAATCTTACCATCACCAACACCTTTACCTGAGATGTGGTAAACACCATTTGAACCCCAAGTTTTTACTGGATCAACTGCAAGACCTGAAATTTTAGCACTTGAAGTTGCCCCTTTATCTTTTTTACCTTCCACAACAAATAAATTTGTGTCAAGTGTAGCTGGCTTACCATCCAAAATTCGAATGGTTAATTTTTTAAATCCAACTGTAGCTGTACCCATTTTTTTCTCCTTTATTAATAATCATCATATAATTGGCTATTGCCTTGATAAAATCTTGCATCCACATATCTCTTAGTGGTTGAGAAATACTCATCCAAACCACCTGACATTTGATAGAATCCCTTAGTTTTAAGAATTTGTTCAACTTTCCTTTGAAGTTTTTTTGGAACATCACGCTGAATTGCTTCAATACTCACTTGGAAGATGAAGTGTTTTGATAATGAATCATTACTCGCAAATCCCACTGATTCAGGAGGACCAGAAGGAATAATAGTAATGCTCGTTTTATCTTTTGGAAGCTCATCATAGCGAACATAACTCTTAAAACCTTCGTTTTGTTGAATTTCTTGAATTTCCGAATCAGTTGCTAACTCTTCCATTAATTCGTTAAGCATATCTTTCATTCAATTAACTCCTTTAGATTTCTTTGAGCTGATACTACAAACTTACTCCCTTGTGCATTTGAAAATTTCTGTAAAGCGCCAAAGCTTTTATATCGATAGCTTTTACCATTCCTAGTAAATCCATTATTTTCTAAATGAACTAATCTCCAATGCTTTCCACTATTACCAATCTTAATTATTGGAAATCCTGAAGCTCTTGAAACATTCCCTCGAACAACCCCAGCCACCGTATCTCCACTATCAGCGAATCCTTGAAGAGTACTTTTCAAATCAACAACAGCCTCATCTGCTGCTTTTCCAAGAGCTTTACCTTCGATTGTTCTTACACGAGTTTCACTAAACTTTTCTCTTAGTTTTGCTTCAATTTCTTCAAACCCTTTGATTGTCATTGAACTACTCATTAAGATTCGTCCCTCCTAGAATTATTTTCAAGAAAGTTCGGTCATGAAAATCAGGCTGAATGTCAACTATCCCCCAAACCTGACCTGAATATCTAGGGTCGTCAATAATAACTTTGTCATCGTTTTTGGGTTGATAACTCGTTAAGGGATCGCGAATTTTTATCGTTGCTCCATTCTTAACATTTTGGCTTCCTAAGATAGTCAAATCTTTATTGCTTGGACTATACACATCCGCAAGTGTTTTAAACTTTTCAATCAATTCTCCACCTCTTCCATCAAAAGAGGTGTCAGGGCCTACTCGTTTAAAAGTAACTGAAGTTCGCATCGTTCCATTATTCGTTCGGTTAGAAGATTGAAGGACTTTCTGCGATTTTATCATCACTTTCCTCACTTTCTTCAGGTTGATTAGCTAGAAAAACGTCACGAATGTTTTGAGCATAATTCTCTTTAAACTCATCAAGTGCATCATTGTAAGTATAGCGTGAACGCTCATAGATTAACTCCTCAACTTCGGGGTCAGTCGCATCAGATACACCAACCAAACGAAGAATTGAAGTATAAGAGGCAATGAGCATTTTTGTTAAATTGGCAAGTTCATCAGAATCTTCTGTATTAATCCGCATCCTTTGTTTAAAAGATTTAAGATGACCATCCGCCCAAGTTTCCGCATCGCTCATTTACTTCTCCTTTACTATTAAGCTTCTGTGACTGTAACTGGGGCTGTTGAATCATCACTCAATGTGACAGTTCCAGCGGTTACTTTCCCGTCAGTTGTTGTCAAAGCAAGCGATTTAACACTTAGTCCAGCTGCTCCTTTAGCGCCTGCTGCCCCAGTATCACCTTTATCGCCTTTTGGACCAGCGGGAACATTAACAATTCCTTGTTCAATGTTGTTGAGACCTTCTTTTGTAATGACGTCTCCGTCTTTCCATACTTTCGGTGTATAAGCCATTTGATTCTCCTTTTACTTTATAATTTTGATTCCCCCACGACTGCTAAGCCGACTTGGGGAGCATTAGGGTGTAACAAGTGTTACAACCTGAGCTGTATTATTGTCGTAAGCTTTTCCGTAGTAGAAAGCTTTGACAGTATAAAGTTGCAAGTCTTCGAGAGCGAAAGTTTGGTCAAATTCTTGCATTCTTGTTCCGCCCATATAAGCCCAGTAGCGGTTAGCCGCAAAGATTACTGCTTTTCCTTTTGGCACTGCAACGGATTGAACAATTTCAACACCGAAAGGTAAAACAGTTACCCAAACACCGTTATCCGTGAGATACATGAATTTAGCAAGAGTAGAGTAATAGTCATCAGGATTAACTAACATTTTTACTTGCCCAGAGATATTTACTGTAATTTCTTTTTCGTTTTTAGAGAGAGCTTGCATTACAGGGGCGATTTTTTCTGCTGCATTTTTAGGATCAATATCAGACCAATCTGCAAAAACGGCTTTATCTGGATACGTTGTTACACCATTCGAAATAGCGCCTTTAGAGAGATCCTTCATCAATCCAATAGGTTTTTTATCTCCATCTCCTGCAACTAAAGCTGTTTCGAGTGCCACAGCCATCGCTTCAGACATTTGAATGATAATAAATGATTTCAACCAGTCATAACCATTTTCAAGAGCATCTTTAGGGATTGCGACAAAAGCAGTTAATTTGCTTTGAGAGAAGTCTACTTCGTGGAAAGCTTGTTTTAATTGACCTTTAATATCATCAAAAACTTCTCCCCAAACAGCCGTACCGCCATCATAAATTGAATCAGCAACCGTAGCTCTCATTTTCAATCCGGCGCTTTGGAATTTGATAATATCCAAAAGCGGATGAGCGTTTTGTAATTCAAGGAACACTTGGTTCATGATTTCAAGAGGCAAGGTCACTTCTGGGTTCCCTACGCCAGAAGTAATATCATTAAAGAATTTAGTTTCATTTTCAGAAAGTCCATTAGTTGGACGCGAAACCATTAATTCGTTGATTTTATCTGATGTTGAAGCATTCATGTTTTCCATCATTTCAGCTCCAAGAGTGTTCATCATTTTGTCAAAAGCTTTAGTTTGTGCTGCTTCATCTGCACCCTCTTTTACTGCATTAGTATATTTCTCTACAGCCGCTTTGTAATTAGGTAGTTTTGTGTAATCCATTATTTAATTCCTCCAAATTTAAATAGTTGATTTTTAAGCGGCTTGTCTGCCGAGTTTTTAACTTCAAATTCTGCTTTAACTGCAGCTATTTTTTCATCAATCATATTGGTTAGTTGCTTCATTTGTTCAGGATTGAATTCAATATTCATTGTTGGTTCTTTGTCATTCTGCATAAGAGCGTTTATTTTAGAGACAGCCTCATCAGAAAGTAGTAAATCGTCACTAGCAACCATCATTGGTGCGGATTCGAACATGATTTCATCAACCAAACCTGCTTCTTTAGCTTGCTTGGCGTTATACCATGTTGTCGCATCCATTAATTCTTTTACTTCGTCAATGCTCTTATTCATTTTTTGAGCATACATTTCAGCAAAACCTTCACTAAGATTTTTTGAAGCACCAGCTTCATTACCCAAATCGCGATAATCGCCTTGTGCACCTGACTGCACATTGTGTATCATTATTGATGCACTTGGAGAAATTGCAACATGATCTGCGCCAAGCATGACGATTGTAGCTGCACTCGCACTGTTCCCAGTTATTTCAACGTTTACTTTACCTGGATATTTTTTTAATGCAGTATACATATCACTTGCAGCTGTAATTTCTCCGCCACCTGAACTCATAGAAAGAAGAACATCTTCTCCTTTTGCATTTTCTAAAAAATCTGTCATAGTTTTAGGAGTGACATTGCTACGTTTAATAAAGTCATATACTGGACCAAGTGCATCGGGAATTATAGTCCCATTAAATTTAAGTATCTTCACTATCTTTTCCTTTCTCTTCATAATTTTTTGTCATAATAAACCTGTCACCATCTGGTATTGGTGGTAAATTAGAAGCCTCACGAACTTCATTAATTTTGACCACACCACTAGAGCCAACTTTATCAATCGCATCTGCACGGTCAAGAATATTAACTGTTTTAAATCCAGTCATTTGCATAGTATTCCCATTCATAAAGCCTGATTCTTTTATTAATAAACTGGCAAATCCTTCGGATAACTTGTTCCCGAGTGGAATTGCTGCAGATTCAATGGCCAAATCTAAATTCTCAGAATTATTAGCAGTTTCTCCGAGCACCAAAGCTGGTGGAATCCCAAGCAATCCAGCTATTTCACCAATAAAAATCTTCTTTAATGCTCCAAAATCCGTGATTTGATTTTGAAGTGTTGCTGATTTATTAGAAGAAATTTCATCATAAGCAGATTGTGCTTTCCCATTGTCAGGAACGAATACAATAGGGTCTGTGAGTAAACTTTGAGATAAAGTTGTAGCAAATTGTTTTTGAACTTTTTTTTGCTCATCTTCTTCAAGTTTGGTATTGACGGGAATACTTAATTTAGCTCTTAACTGACCAACTCGTAGTTGATTGGTAATTAATATTCCAAACAATTTCCCATAATCTTCCCACAGACTATCAATATATTTTTTGATTCCAATATTGTCATTATCCAAATGGAAACAGTCAACTCCTTGAGTAAATACTCTATCAAAATACTTTTGAGCATACGGACCAGAATTTGGAGCATTTGCGACATTACTACTTGAGAAATTAATCGTTACACCAGAATAGGTATTTCCATCTAATGAGTAGTTTGTAACAAAGCTATCAGCGACATAAAATTTATCATTATCTCTGATAACTAATAATTCGCCATTGAGTAGCTTTTTTACCATTGCTACTTTAAATTCACTGGCAGTTTGATTTGGATTAGGTTTTACATTTAAAGCATAATTAAAATCTGAATCTGTAATAGAACTTTCATTCTTAAATACAAATTTTCCTTTAGAAATTAATCGTGCCAAGTAACTTACACATGATTCTAAAGCAGCGTTTTTCATTCCTAGGGTAGCTTGTGCATTAAATAAGGCTGTGTAACCAGAAACATCAGTATTTTCACTTTTGCTTTTAACCGACGCCCAAATGTCTGAAAATAGTCCCACATTTTCTCCTTTCCGTACTTTTAATTCAAGTTTAATGGAAAAGTAGAGCGAAAAAGTAGCGTTTTTATAAATAAAAAGCCGCCATTTCTGACAGCTTTATCTGAGGGTTATTGCACCACTTTACTAATATTTTATTGCTTACTCCTCTACAATATGAATTATGCTAGATTTTTACTCTCAAAAAGTAGCGTTTTATCCCATAAACCAACCCAAATTATCATAGAAATCAGTGGTATCTACTTCATTTAGCAAATCAGCCTTGAACATTGCTGCTTCAAAAGCTTTAAATCCATCTGTTTTTCGTCTAACATCTTCTTTTTTGATATATTCCACATTCCCATCTTTTTTCAAATGTCTAAGTACATTATTTGTGTACCAACGCATCATATCATTATCACCAAAATTAATTTTTTGATTAGCGAAACTATCCTCAATTACCGTTGATAATTGAGCATCAATTGCTCTAAAGTTGCGAATAACTTCCACACGATAGCCAAGAGGAGCTTCAAATTTACCATTCCAAGAGACCTCAAACCCAGCTTCTTCAAATAATGGTTGGAGGAAACCTTTCATTTTATAACCATCTCCACTTATTGTTTGGAAATCATAGCCTTCTTCATCACGCATCCGAACGAACCAATCGACAACATGTTGTGGATCCATGGACGGTTCATCTAATACTGTGAGCACCCCCTCATCCTCCCATTGTCTAATCGGGGCAAATCGTCGCTTGCCATTAACATTTTCATTTGGCTTTGAATAGCTGTATATTCTATCGACAAATTCTTTACGAACAAATGAATGAGATTTGAAAACATAATCCCCATCAATCTTAAACAAAGCGCCAACTGCAATAAAGTCACGGGTAGAGGCAAAGTCAAATCCTCCAACCGCAGGTAGATTTCTTAATTCTGGAAATTCTTTTTTAGTTGCTTTTAATTCTTCGTAGGTTGCCACGCTTCTTTCAATGTCAGTAACCGGCAAATTCATACGTTTGGTCATAAATTCATCACGCCCACTCGGATTTACTTCCAGTTTCTTATATTGCTTTGTAACCTTTTTATACAACCTTTTCGCATAACTGCTCATTGGAAGAGTAAACATAGGATTAGCCATTTCCCAATTTGTTGGATCATCGACTTCTTGCTCATCGTTCAGTTTGCAAATAAAAGGAAATAATTCATCAAAATCAGCATCACCTTTGAGTACTTTATGAGCTAATTCCTTCATTTCATCAATGAATCCCTCGCGAACAAATCCATCTGTTCCGATATAGAACTCTCTTGGATTAGCAACTTTTCCCAAACCAGAAATATAAACATCTGTTACTTTATGGTCCTCATATTGGTGTATTTCATCAAATACTACTGCACCATCACGCAACCCATCTTTTGTATTCCCATTGCTTGTCTTATAGCGAATAATAGACTGGGTTTTGCGATTTTTGATTTCTTTTTTGCCCCAAGAAAACATTCTTTGAAGTTTTTCATTCATCTCAATTGTGTCGTAGATTTCTTCGAAGCTCATTTTAGCTTGATCTTCACTATTTGCAACAAGCGAAATATGATATTTGGGAATTCCGTGCATTGGAGTTTGCAAGTAGTTAGTTACTCCAGAAATTAATCCATTCTTACCGCCACCACGTCCCATCATGATTAAAAATTGTTCAAAAACAATATCATCCCCATCACTCCAAAATAAAAAAATGAAACTAATAATAAATTTTTGAAAGTCCTCTAGTTTAAAATAAAATGTTTCGATATATCTGATGCATTTATTTATTTGACTTTCATCAAAGTAAATTTCTTTTCTTTCAAGACGAGGTTCAATTTCTCTAGCGATATATTCAACAAGTTCTATACGTTCCTTGTTAAGTTTTACTTTTTGAGCATGATAAGAATTGATATAATCACTGACATATTTAATCAGCATATAAATCTTCCTCATTAAAATCATTATTTTTGCCCTTTTCGGCTCGTTTTTCCTCGAAAAATTCATCCAATTTTATAAGAGCTGTATTAATTTTTACCTTCTCAGAAATGGCAGGGTTTGGTTTCAAAAATTCTTGATTACCATTAATGACTTTTATCATTGTTCCATCTTTAGAAATAGATTTATCAAGGTTTCTGGATATTCTAACCAAACTACAATATCTCTCCACCTTTTCGATTTCTGAAGCCGATTTTTCATTAATTAGACCTAATAATTCTATTTCAAGTTTGCTTTTTGCCATGGTTACCCCCCCTTTCAAAAAAATGGCTTTATATTTGGTTAAAAAACCCCAACCGGTCTGTGGTAAATTTGGAAATAGACCCAATTATTTTAGACCCGGGGGTATATTTTAATTATTTTTTTGTAATTTCCGAACAATAAAATCAGAATTCAAAAGTTTCATCATCAAACTGCTTGTATCTGTGTCTATCATGCCTCTTGTTGTGGCAGTCGTGACATAAGGTACGTAGGTTAATAGGTTCTAGTGCAAGCTCTGGATGATACTCAAGTTCCTTGATATGATCTATCTCTAGTGTCGCAGTCTTAGCCGTTGTCACCCTGCCTTCTGCTTTGCACCATTGACATTCATTGTTATCACGCTTGAGTATCTGTTCTCTCATACGTCTCCAAGCGCCCGAACAATAGAACCTGTGCCTTGCCTTTGGTGTACTTACATCTATCATGATTCAATCGTAAAACAAAAACGCTACGAAAAAGTAGCGTTCTTTATATTATTCATGAAACATCTTAAGTAAATGACCACCGTCATATTTCTCAGCAAACTGTTGCGTTGCTTTATTATTCCTAGCAATAACTGCAGTCTTTGAGTAATACATATTCATTGTAATCTTAATGATTCCCCAACCATCAATGTAATAATGCTTGAATATCTTGCGATCATCTTCATCTTTAATATTGTCTAGTGCTTCATTAATAAGCTGAGATTGTTTGGCATTCTTTTTATTACGAATGATAATTCTTAGCGTCATTCGAACATCATGCCATTGTGCTTTCGTCAATTCTTTTGTCATATTCTAACTCCTGTTTAATTTTTTATTGTCGCCATTAATTAAGGCTAAGTTAAGCTAAGCGGAATAAACTGCCTTTATTAAATAACATAATCAGTACAAAATATTGTTTTATGTATTTTTAATACTGTTAAATGAAAGGAGGTGATTTTATGTGTTTCCCTTATGTTATGGATAAAATTGGGAATTTTTCTGGTCAGCATATGGTTCATAAAGGCAATTGCCCGCAACGCCCAAGAATTGATAATACTTATACTTTTTATCACATCAACAGTAAATTTTATACCGATGATCAAGCTATGAAAGCTATCCAAAAAAGTCAGTCATCAATTATTACTATCCCTTGTAGTAAATGTATGCCTTAATACTCCTAACTATCATCTGGCATCTTTCTCCTCCAGTTGAGTTCAGCGAGTTCCTAGCTCAGTATGTGATATAATATAACTGACCAAAAATATTTAAAAATATTATAATAAGTTGTAAATTCTCATGCTCGAACCTGGTCAGTTCGGGTATTTTTTATCAGAATATGATAAAATAATTGTGTTCGATGGGATAGATGCGTAAACATAAAAGACAAATAAAGCTCTTAAAAAGTTTTGTTTGTAAAGGAGAAACTTCCCGATACCTAAATATTTAATATTATTGGTATTGCAAACTATGAGGTTTCGGATGGTAGGTACCATGAACCTTTTCAACTTTTTAAAACGCCTGAATGCTTTGTTACGAGAATTGAACACGTTAATAGTAACTTTATATTCGTTACTATTAATTTTAAATCGTATCATTCCTCTTATTTCGTCAATAGCTAAGGCTATGTTTTAGAAGAAGGTCTTCCTTCTTCTTTTTTTGCGTTCAATCCAAATGTTTATCAAGCCATTTTTCATAACTATCGCTAGACTCATTAATAAATTTCACGAGCATTTCGTTTTGCTCAAGCGTCTTTTGCATGATATCCGTTTCAAGCTCATAAATTTCTTCTTTTATTTTTTCTAATTTATTATTAGATTTGGTTTGTAGAATACTTGTTAAAATCATTAAAATGAAGAAAACGATAAAAATAATATTAGTTACTGTATCTGTCATTGTTTTTCCTCCCCGAACACGTTCTCTGACTCGTCAAGGTCTGAGCGGTTGCTGTCGTTTGAATCCCACCACCATATGCCACAACGTTTACAAACAAGGCCAAGAAATACCCACTTATGCCCGAACAGCTTACACAAAAGTTTCATTGGTTGTCCTTTCTAAATATCAAATAGCGAAACTTCATACTCTTTCAACATCTTTTCCGTTGCTGCTTTATAAAAGTCTTTTTTTATTTCAAATCCATAAGCATTACGCCCAAGTTCTATGGCCGCTCTAATTGTTGAACCACTTCCCATACAAGGGTCAATAATTGTATCTCCCTTGTCAGTAAAGATTTCAATTAATCTTTTCAAAACAGACTGTGGCTTTTGCGTAGGATGAATTTTAGGAAATTTCTTGTTATCTCTGCCCCAAGGCATCCAATTGAAAATCATTTCACCGTTATTGTTGAATTTTGGCAATTTATCACGGTATAAAACTACCGCATACTCAGTAGCTCCTACAATTTTCATATTCGCTTTGAGAACTTGAGCGCTATAATCTTTAACGAAAACTAGCGGATAAGCGTGTTTGAAACCATATTTCTCACCGTAATCCATTACCATTTGTATTTGCTGAAAGGCACAAAATACAATCATTGCTGGTGCTTTTCCCTTTTCTTTTGGCTCCTTGATTAACATCCGATTGCAAAAGTGCATAAATTCTGCGATTCTAAAGTCTTTATCAGTGTCAAAAAATTCTGTATTTGCTTTTTCGCTTTCGCCATTTTTATTATCACCGTCAATATACCAAGCATTTGAGCTTGCATAAGCATTTTTCCCTAAGTTATAAGGAATATCGGCTATTACAAGCTGTGCTTTCGGTATTTGATATCGTTTATAATTTTGAAAATGATCATTATAAACTTCAAATTTCATTCAATCCCTCCCCACCAGTCACACGCTTTGATGACCAGCGATATTAGTTTGTCGGTCATAGTTTTTTACCATATTTAAGTCGTGCCAAACGATTAATTCTTTCAGGATGCAGCCTTTGTGAATGAGCTGTATTTTCTTTAGGAGTAACCCATTCAAGATTATCCGCTCTATTATTGAGTTTATTTTCGTCAATATGATTCACTTCTGGTTTGTTATATCGGTTATTGATAAAATGCATCGCTACCAATCTATGAACTCCAACAAGTTTTTTATTAGAGTTTTCGCACAAAGCAACTCTCAAATAACCATCTTTTTGCACTCTTCCTTTTAGAATTTTTCCTTCAAAAAGTTTTCCTCTAATAAAGCGGTCCAAACTACGAACATGGCCATAGTTACTTACAGCGTAACTATCTTCATATCCTTTTACGGGAATCCATTTTTCGTATTTCATATCCATGATTAATCCTCCGTAACTTTCACTAAATCAACTCCGAGGGCTTTGCCTGCGAGGTAGGCTTTGGCAATAGCATTTCTGCGTCTGCACTCTGCATTTCTTTCCTCATCCGACATTTTACCAAGCAAATCATTTCCATGTGTCCAAGCTAAAAATATGAGGTCTCCTACGTCAAGTGCATCCGCAATGCTTTGAGGAATCGTGAATGAGGATAGACTTAAAATTTGCATGAATGCTTTACGATTAACTTCGATTATTTCATTCTGCTGCTCAATAGTTGTATAAGCTTTTGACTTAAAATTAAATGCTTCTGCAGCTATTTGTTTAGCTTTTTCTAATTCATTCATCGCCGCTCACTTCCTTAACATCAATGAAATCAACCGAACTAAGACGAACCCAAGTTACAATTCCACTCACTTTATTTGTCACTTTAACAAATGGCTCGCCAACAGTAGGGAAAGCATTTGGCTCTTCGTTAAAACTAATACTACAACTTGGCTCTGACCAAACATCTCTGTTTGTTCCAATTCTAATTACTTTTTTCATCATCCCCTCCAATCGCTGCGAGTGCTTCATAAGCCTTATGAGCTGGAAATAACAACTTCAACTGGCTTTCACAATGTGAACGTGCTGATTCATTCATTTCACTATTAAGAAATCTATCCATCTGCTTTTGGTACATTTTTTCTGATTCTGTCAGTGCCTTTTTCGCAGTGTTAAGCTGTTCTTGGAGTTTTTCAACCGAAAGTTTGTCAGTGGTGGAAGAGGTATCAGAAGGTTCGTATTTAAACCAGATTCTTTCAGGGCTCATGTGACCACCAGTAATCTGTAAAAACTCTGCTTGTGGGAACTCTGTTTGAAATTGCTCCATTTGTTCATCGTAATCATATTCATTAACATCAAATGCTTTAAATTTAATCATTCTCCGTCCTCCACAGGCACAAGCTCAATGAGCGGGTTAATCCATTCATATTTGTCAAGGTATGGATTATAATCCCAATCATAATGTTCTAATTCATTCCATTCTGCTGTCGCTTCATGTCCTTTATACAAAGCACCGCCCATAATTTCAGCAAGTTCAGATTTAGTGAATCTGGAGTATTTATTTTCGTACCGACCATTTTTATTTTTTGTATTACACTTAGCAAAACCAAATAATTCGCCCATAAATCCAAAACTTATTAGTTGAAAAAATGGCTTGTTTCCATTATTTAACGGACTAAGAAACACATAATATTTTTTATCGCTCATTCCGTCACCTCAATCTGTTCATAGCTCCCAGCATCCATGCTGTCGATTTCTTGCTGGGTGAATGTTAACTTCCATGCAGTGCCAATAGAATGCGTAAGTGGGTCTGCTCCTGTCCAAAAGAAGTATCTATCCTTGTCTTTAAACTGATTATCCTTTGCAAGGAATTGTCCAGTTAACTCATCTCTCAAATAGAACAGCTGCGGTTTTTCTACTGTGTAGCCATATAGCTTCATTTTACAAAGTAAATCCATACCTCCATTTTCTCCAAGCCAAACAACAGCTTTATCATCTACAGTCAAAGCATAAGCAGCAATTACAGCTGAAAATGTTCCATTCATATGAAACTCATACCAATCAGCAACAAAACTTGGCACGACTGGCAGGGCTTGCTGTGGTTCACAGTAATTCATTTGAAGAACTTTGGGTTGTTGTTTAGCGTCTTCAACCAATGTTTTAATACTCAAATTTTCAGCTTTCAAACGTTGGTTTTCCCGTTCAAACTCTTTGTTTTCATCCATGAGTTCTCTGTTTTGCACTTTTACCGCATGAAAAGCTTCTCTCCATTCACGATGGTTTTTATGTAAAGCTTGATTTGCATTATTTGCGATTGTTACAGGTTCTGTAGCTGGTGCGTAAATTTCTTCAAACTTAGTCATTTTTCGTGTCCTCCAAATAAATAATCAATGCTTTCTAGTTTTTTAAGCATGTCATCTGTATAGAGTTCATATAATTTTTCGGTACGTTTAGAAATTGATTTTTCAATTGTCTCTATATCAAAAGGAACATAAACACTTGTTAACTGACGACCTAAAATTGTGAATTGACCTTTATAACTAAATAGATTATTTAAGACAGCGTTTTTTCTAATTTCTTCTTGACCATCAACGAACTCATTAAATGCTGTTCGTTCGGCTTTTTCTCGTAATTTTTGTTCTAAATAGTCTTTATTCATTTTTCGTGTCCTCCATTGTAAATTGATTCAATAACCCTATATCCGCTGTCTTCGTAATCAATTGTAGTAATCAATTCGCTGTCTTTAGTCCAAATTTGATAAACGTTTCTACAAATGCTCTCTTTAGTTCCTAAACCTACAACAGTTTGAGTAATTACTAAATCTGTAATTTTAAAACCTCTTAATTTGCTTTTATCTGGATTCATTTTTAGTGTCCTCTGTAAATAAATCTTGAATGATTTTTTCAATTTCTGATTTCTCCAATTGCTCTAAATGGAACCCACATACTTTCGCTCCGTATAAAGTAAGGGCATGACGCACATTTTGAACCATGAATTGTTGCATTTGCTCTGCGTTGTAAAGTTTTTCATCTATGGAACCATAAATGAAATCTCTTAATTCATGCGTATATGCTACCTCTTCAATCTCGCTTAGTTTCATCTAGCTGCTCCTCTCCCATAAAAACCATATCAACGGTTTCGTTGTAAAGTTCAACCGCATTATTCTTGAATGGAAATTCATCACATTCAGGACAAGAGATATTGTCTACTAAATCAGGAATTGAGTCAGTGAATTCAAGAGCAGTAATAAAAGTTGGAACGTTGATATAATACGCTTCTTCTCCGCCACCTTTTATTTCAGCTTGATAATACTCTTCACTTTCATATGCGCCTAAACTTACTGGGTCAAGTCGCTGATCAAAATAATGACAATTTACAAGCTCAATTTCTTTGTTGCAGTTTTTACATTTCATCTAGCTTCTCCTATAATCCTAATTCTTCTTTTCTTGAGTTTTCGATTGCCATTTGTGCTCTGATATTTCTTCTCAATCTACGTTCTTCTTTTGTTTCGTGCTTTCTTCGGTCACGATCGGTTATTTCATCAGAAGTCTTAGATTTTGAACCACCATATGGTTTCCAACCTGGATATTTTTCCATCATCGCTTTTTCATTTACAACGGCAATTTTGACTGCATTCTTTTTCGGAGAATTAGCCATTCCATTTTTAACCCATCCAGCGACTGAATGAGGTGAAACAAGAAGCATTTTTGAAAGCTCTTTTTTCGTACCAGTTCCCGTTTTTATCCCATTGAAATATACATCATAAATTTTTTCTAACCTTGCCATCTCCTGCCTCTTTCAATCCACTTAGTTTATTTTTCCATTGTTCGTGAAACCATTCGTCATCTTCATCAGCGACCCGATAGTTTTTTAAAACATCTTTATCTTTAAATTCCAAAACATTTTTTTCTTTTTGCGTTGTCATAATAACACCTCATATTTTAGCTTCTAAGCGCTTTTAGCTTGTTCGTGATAAATTTATCCATGAAACAGTTTAAGCGCTCAATGTAACCGTAACTTTCATGAATTAAAGCTATTCAAATACGACTAATGATTTTGTCAGTTGCTTATCCATAAAATTAAACAGTTGATTCCAAGTCATATCTTTTCCGTTGTTGAAAACAGATTTAATATCTCGATAAATTTCAACCAGTTCATGGCTTCCTTTAGTCCGAACTGTGATATAAACCGAATTATTTCCATAACCGTCATATCTTGCTTTCTTAGCTAAGTTAAACAATTTAACAGTTGGTATGATTCTGAATGCTGTCATTCAAACCTCCTCGATATCAACTTCAAGACGATAAGCTTTTGTTCCAGAAAGTCCGCCATATTGATATTTTGTAAATTTAACTACTTCGTGATTATCATCTGACCAAAGCCCTGATTCTGTAAAGCCGTCCATAATAGCTTTTAAGGTCGGTTGTAAGTTGTCTGGGTCACTTCTTCGTTTGGTTGGTGTAAAGACTGTCAGCGTAACGCTGCAAGTCCGTGTGCTATCAAATAACGGTAACTTCTCTAAGCTATTTAGTGGATTTCGCACTTGATTAAAAGTAATTCTCTTTAATTCTTGAATTACTTTCGCTTTTTGGTGGAAATGCATCCTGTCATTAGAATTCAAAATCAATTTTTTACTTTTTGGAACATCTTTTGATTTACTGATAGCCCGATATAGTTCAAATTCAAACTTCACTTGCTCCTCCATATATCATTATTTCGGTTGCTGCTTCATTGCTGATTTTTTTAACCGATGCGATAAAAGTCACTGGGTTCATTACGATTTCTTTTTCATGGGCCCATTTGACGTATCTTAAAAATTGCTGATAAGTTACTCCTGGAACAAAACTCAAGTAATATTCCGCAAGTTCTTTATCAAATGCACTTTTAGGGATTTCCCAAGCCATTTATTAAAGCCTCCACTTCTTCATTGGTCATATATTCTCTATCCTTTTTAGTTTGAGGGTTAGACCATTCTGGAGCACCTTTGACGACTTTATCACTTGTACTTTTTATCTGCGCCTGATTAAGATAACTGTCGAACTTATTAGAGAACAGTGTTTTCGGCTGCAAATAATTTTCTGCAGGCACTCCATTAAAGTTTTTACCAGACCAATTGATTACCATGTTGTCAATTACTGCTTTGAAATCTTCTAACTTATAGCCTTCATTCCATCTTGTTCTGATAAGCTTTTTATTTGCCTCAACATTCCTAAAGCTACGGCTTGTTTTTTTATTTAGATAATCTAAAATTTCAGAATATGGAATAACATCGTCAGATTTATCTGACATAGTATTATTACTCTTACCTAACCTATCCTTACTCTTACCTAACCTTACCTGTGTATCCAAACTGGACACATCTTGTATACATTTTGTATACGTTCCGTTTTCTTCAACTAAAAGTTGCTTTTTTCATCTAAATATTGAGTTTGATTGTATCTGTCCTTTTGGATGTAATTGTGAATCTTCCAGTCTTTGATTACAATAACTCCACTATCAAACGGGATGATAAACTGCTTAGCAATAAGTATTTTCAGGTCATCATCAGTAGCTCCACTAATCAATTTAATTGTTTTAGGATTCCCAACAAAACCATCATCATCAGCACTCATATTTAGGTAAAAATAGAGTAATTTTGCTGTTGGTGACATTTCCATAAAGAAATCTGTTTCAACTATTTTTTTACTAAACATTCTTCTTTGTGCCATTACTTAGACCACCGTAAATTTCCAACATAATTATTTGTTTTGTTACCATCAATATGTTTAACGTTTGGCAGTCCTTCAGGGTTTGGAATAAATGCCTGTGCTACCAATTGATGTATAAATGGCATTACTCGTTTTCCGTTATCGAGTGTAAAACCATATCTTGGCCGCTGGTCTGATGTGGTATTTATTTTTACTTTCTTGCGAATATTATCACTTATAATTTGTCTCAAATTTCCATGGCTGCTAATCTCATATTCTCCTACTGGAATACCAACAATTTTTGGAGAGTTAATAAACTCAATTTTTTTCCATGTTTCAAATTCCATGCGTTCTTCCTTTCTTCTATATTTATTTCAAGTTTTATTTTTCAAATTAAAGGCTGGGGGATGTTGCGCATTGCCTATCCCCTCGAATTTAAGCATTTGTTACGCACGCTGCACCGGGTTGTTAATTAAAATGGCAGGTCATCATCTGAAATTTCCATTGGATCATTTCCAAAAGAATCGTTATTTTGTGGTTTTGCAGCTGGATTACCAACTCGTTCACCATTTGCTTGATTACTTTTTTCTAGTACTTGGAAATTACTTGCGACAACCTCCGTAACATAAACACGTTGCCCTTGTTGGTTCTCATAGTTTCGAGTTTGGATATTCCCAATAACTCCAATTAATTGACCTTTATGAGTCCAATTGGCCAAGTTTTCGGCTGATTTACCCCAGATAACACAATTGATGAAGTCAGCTTCTCTTTCTCCATTAGCATTTTTAAATTGACGATTAACTGCAAGAGTAAATGAAGCAACTGCTTTATTTTGTTGTGTATATCTAAGTTCAGGTTCTTTAGTGATTCGCCCTACTAGAGTGACATTGTTAATCATTTTGTTCTTCCTTTTTTATATCTACGAATTTTTCGATATCATTGTAAGCTTCATCAAGCGGCATTTTTAGCCAATCATTTTGTTCATCAATACTTGCCCCATAGTTTTTCCCAGCAATAATAGCCATTTTGTTAACTACGGCATGAAGCTTTTTCTCATCAAATTCTTTTTTATCTTTACCAACAACATATAATTTAGGTGGAGTTGGTATCTCTTCTTCAGTAAAGTCAGCTTTTGTATTTTGAACCTTTGAATTCTGAGGTAAAGCCCAACTTGGAAGCTGTGGATTATTCCACCAAAAGTTCTTTCCTGCTTTTTTATCAAAAACTTTGTTCCAACCATCAGTCTTTTCAAGTGATGTTTGAGCAAAACTGGTAGGTAAGTCATATAAATATCTACCTACTCCCCATTGGACAGCAGCTCTTTTCATTGAGCCGGATAACCCACCTTTAACTGCTTCAACCTGAGTGTTTTCTGCGCCATCCCATTTGGTAACCCATTCATCTCCAAACTTAACGGATATACCACATAATGTCCCACCATCAGGAGCTGTTTTGAATTCGTTCTTCCATCCGGCAATTCCAAAAACTTCATCAAAACGTTCTTGAACTGCACGATTATCCATATAAGCAAGTACCATTGCCCATGGTTTTCCTTGTTTAGAAAATCCTGATTGTTGAACTCTCCAAACTACTCGGTCTGGTTGCAAAGGTTTTTGTAAGGCAAGCATTTGTTCTTCATAATCTGCCATAATTTACCTCACGCATCCCATTTAAGAGGTGCTTTCTTATCTTTATAGACAATGGACTGCTCAAGCTCTTGTTCTATTCCATCTCCAAACTTGCTCTTGAGTTTAGTTAAAGTAATTGGCTCTACACAATCCCAACCATGAGCCTTAACTAAGTCATATTTCTGTTTATTAGTCATGGTTAAGACTTTTTGTTGTGCTGCTTTACCATAACTCAAACGATTGAATTGTTGACCTTCATCAAGCCGTTTTTTAACCTCAGTTTCGCCCTTTTTATAAAGGTCAGCTATAATCTTTGCCTGAGCTAAGAACTCTGTAAGTGTGATATTATCCATATCTTTTATAGCTGATGGATTCAAGTCAACCCTTTGACCATCGCCATCTACTGGTATAAGTTGTAAGTCCATAACGTTCTCCGTTTCTTATTTTTGTTGAAACGTGATATAATCTAGGTATAAAATTTAAAAGACACATCACGTCTTAGCCCGCATGCCAGTGCGGACTTTTTTATTTTGCAATCGTTAAATTCTTGTTTGTCATTTTCTGACGGGCAATATCATTTTTATGATGTTGCATGTTTTCTGCAAACAGTTCTTTATTTTCTTCTTGCAAATCATTGGAAAATTTAATCCAATCTTGACGACTTTTTTCGCAATTATAAAGACTTTGTTGAGTTGTTTCCAATTCTTTTTTCATGCGATCATAATCCGCAAGTTTAAATTTTTCTTCTTCTGTTTTAAATCCGAACATTTTATTTTCCTTTCTCTCTGAATTCATCTAAGCTGATGTCTAGTGCATCCGCTATTTTTACCATTGTTAGCCAACGAGGATTTTCAGAATTTCTTTTTTTAAATTGATGAATTTGTTGAGCGCCAAGTCCTGTAACTTTCCCAAGCTCATACTCAGTCATATTTTTCTCAACAAGTTTAGTTTTTATCTTCGACCACAACATTTAGTGTCCCTTTCTTGTTTTTACATAATTAAACACAATATATAGTAGTTCATGTTGACTAAAATATCATGTAGCGGTATAATAGAGTTAATGAAATTCAGGACAAATCCGTTAATACCAACTAACATCCTCCTGTCTTTCAAAATTTTATTGAAAGGAGTAATTATGAACATAAAATTTAATTTTAATCCTGCTGAATTGGAAAAGAAAATTAGAAAAGAAGCGACCAATCAGCTTAAGAAGAAAACATTTAATGTTTCTTGTCCTAAATGTTCAACAAATGTTTCTGCTATAGTTGGTAAAAATACATGTCCAAACTGTGGTAGTGAAATTGATTTCAAATTAAACGGTAATCTCTAATTCTAAATCGTTGATTTCATTTATTGTTTTAGAGACCTGTTCGCATTGGCTAGCAAGCTTTGTGGACAGGTCTTTTAATTTATCGATATTTTTGATTTTTACATTTACTGTAATAACTTCTTTTTCCATAAATTTCTCTTTTCTAGCGGAGCACCGCATTTAATGAATTAACTTTGTGTGTGGAGGTAGTCGTTTTCTCTTTAATCATGTCTTGCCCGACATTTTAGTAATAAAAATCATGTAAATCTTCCAAGAGATAGAAGACTGAACCACCTCGATTTATTGAAGGTAATCCGTTCTTTCTCCACTTTTTCAGCGTATCTGATGACATGTGGAATTCTTTTAATAAATCAGCCTGCCTGATTTCTCCGGTTTTGCTTTCATATTTGAACAGCTCCTTTTGGAATTTCAGCCATTCATTCGTCATCTTACGAAATTCTTCCAGGACGCCATTGGCTAGATACGCAGCCATTGGATCATATCGTTCTCCCATAGATTTTCCTTTCTAAGCAACATCATCTCTTTCAATTGTGGGATAAATACCTTCTGTTTTTAGTAAGTTATAAATAAACACTCTGCCTTTTTGAGTCCACTTAGTATTCATAACAACTTTTTCTCCGCCATCTTTGTGATTCGGAATAACATTTGTTTCACTAAATGTATAACCATGATTTTTATGTTTAGCGTATAACAACCACTGTCCACCGACTTTATGTTGAACTTTTAACTCATAAAGCATTTTATTTAATGCTTGAGCGCTCATTCCATAATCTTCGGCAATCTGACTAATTGTTACCAAAGATTTTGATTTCATGATGCGATCATAATAGTCTGCTTTGGGTCTGCTTTCTGCAACCTGCTGAGATAACATCGCTGTTTTTTCTTGCTCATCTTTAAGATTAGTAGCAAGTTGAATGATGAAATCTGGACTCGTTAAAGCTTTTTCAATAACTTCATTAGTCATGTAAGCTCCATGCTTACGGATAGACTTCAAGATTTCTTTCACTTTTTTCTTGAAAACTTTAGCTTGTGGCTTTTTAGATGACATAAGAACTTCGTAAAGTCCATCTTCGGTTAAAAACCACATATTGCGATTTTGACCTGATGCAAGGATTGGTTGCATTAGCTTTTCATCATCATCAACTGTTTTTAGCATTTCGGACGCTCTTGAGTGTTCGATGAGTTCTGCAATATCTTTTGCGAGAAATAAAGGATTTTCTGCTGTTCCGTAGATTTTGGCATTAAATCCATCAATATTTTGTAATTCATTCATGTTCCACCTCTTTAGCTAGCTTTTTCTTTCATACTGTTTAAACCGTATGTTTTTTCCTAAAAAAATAAAATCCATAGGATAATGATATATTTCAGACAACTCAATTAGCAAGCCTGTTGGAATGTTCTCACTATCCTTTTCATAACTCAGAATAGTTTGGTAGTGCTTTTTGACAATTTCTCCAACTTCTTTAGCTGTTAATCCAGCGTTGACTCGTGCTGCTTTTAATGTAATTTTGGGTGGTGTTTTATCTGCCATACTGGCTCCTTTCTTTTAAAAAAATTTCTGCATACGCAGTAAGGGAAGTTCAGGAATCGAACCTGTTCGCCAGTCTTCCCTGCTCATTGTGAGCGATATCATAACTCCGTGATATAATGTAAGTGACTAAACTAAAATTATATTGGAGGTTCTTATGAACTACTTAAGTTTTTCTTTTTCTGCTCTTTCAATTATTATGTCAATCATCGTTTTTATAAAAAATATTTTAAATGCCAGAATGAACTTTGGCATAAAATATGATGGCTTGATTATAGACGACCAAAAACAAGAAGCGATGTTTGTTAAATTTAGTTTTATAAACCATTCATCAAAACCTATAACGGTACTCAATATAATAATTTTAGACCAACACAAAAAACGATATAATGGAAATATTTCAGAAGAATACAAAGTTCAAGATGGTGAGGTTATTCCAATTTCTCTTGAAGTTAAAAGGGAATTTCATAATGATCCAATAAAAAAGTATCCTTACAAATCCTTTCCTCTCCCCATTACAATAGCACCAAACTCTAACTTTTCAAATTATATAGGTTTTTATTTCCCAGGTATGGATGCCTTTACCATTAAGCACTACTCACAAATGTTTTTGTACTTTCAAACCACAGAGGGTAACTTTTTCGTAAATTTTGAACCAAGCTCACAACCCTTTGAACTTGACCGTTATTCACAATTTTTTTTAGCACAAACATTCAAATTTTATAAACATAAAGACATGCTTGAAAAAAATATATCTTTAAATTACACCGATAAGATTAAGAAAAGATAAAACAAAAGAAATAGTAGCAATAATAATGCATATAAATGATGCCCAAGTATTATCGTCCCAATTTCCCATATCAACCACACCCTTTCCGCCCCTCTGGGGCTTTTTATTTGCCAAACTTGCTACTTACGCTGAGTTGAATACAACGTGTAACTACATTCACAGAAGCTATGCAACTGTTTTGTTCGTTCGCTTGTTTGACTTTATGAGTTAATTATACTACCGTTTAAACAGTATGTCAAGACGAAAATATTAATAAATACGAAAAAAACCGTATTTTTCACAAAAAACTGTTGATTTATACTGTTTAATTCGTTATAATAACGATATAATAAAATTCAAGAAAGAGATTCATACAATGGGCAGAGGAACTTTAACACCTCAAGAAGAGGAATTAAAAAAGGTTATATCTAATAATATTAGAACAAAAATAAAAGAAGAAGGTATCTCTCAAGCTGAGTTTGCTAGAAGAGCTGGAATACCTCCAACAACTTTGTCTGGATATATAAAAGGTGTAACTAGACCTAATGCTGGTAACCTTCAAAAAATTTCGGACACACTTGGCATCCTAAAGTCTGATATTGACCCTTCATATAAACAAGGTTACTCATTGGAAGATTGGAACAATAATAAAAAACAATCTCATTTGGTGAAAAAAATCACTGAAATCAGTTCTCAACTTGAAGAACCAAGACAAAAAATAGTACTTGATACAGCTTCTTCTCAATTGGAAGAACAAGAAAAGGCTAAAAGAGCTGTTAAATCAAAACCAAAAATAACTCCTCTGTTCGATATAAATTCTCCGCTTACTGACGAAGAACTTCAAGAAGCTGTTGATGAAGCTGTAGCTTTTGATGGTGTACCTCTGACAGATAGAGAAAAAGAACTTTACAAGCATTTGCTCCGTGAAGCATGGGAAGAAGACCATGGCAGGGGGTAAAATATATGTCAGTTATAAAGGAGTTGCTTTCAGAACTCGCACTAAAAATAAAATATTATAATCCTTCAGATTACCCTCATCTTAAAGATGGAATGAAGTTTAATATTCGAGGAACAACTTATATTTTTATTGATATATTCAATAGTGAAAAGGTAACTCAGAATATATTACTTCACGAAATAGGGCACGTTTTCTTTGGGCATAGACATCTCGATTGTCGTTCTTCTGGTTGGGACAGAAGGCAAGAAAGAGAAGCCGACCGCTATATGATTGAACATAGAGCCGATGAATGGCTTGCTCAGTTCGACTGGGAACCGGATGTTATTGATTATGATAAATTTATTGAGCATTTTGAGTTAGAAAACCGTCATTATGAGTTAGTTGTTGAGGTGTTTGATGAAATAATCGGTCAATCTCAACTACATAGCCACTGTTTATAGTAAGGAGTGAAAAATGAATTACACAGAATTTAGAAAGTATGTTGAAGAAAACACTCGTACACAAGGTAAGTTTTTAAAAAACTTTACTGATGGTATCGATGATATGGAATTTGAATAAATAAAACTTTGATACTATCGTTTTCTCCTTAATCATGTCTTGCCCGACAATAGAACAGGAGAAAAAATGAATATTAAAGAAGTCAAAAAAAAAGACGGTACAACCGTCTATAAAGTAAATATCTATCTTGGTGTAGATAGCCTAACAGGTAAGCAAGTACGCACCACGGTTACAGCCAAGAACCGTAAAACGTGCGAGAACAAAGCTCACCAAGCTATGAATAAGTTTATCAAAAATGGGTCTACTGTTGCAAGAGAAAAAGTTTCATTTGACAATTTTGACGCCTTAGCCACTAGTTGGTTTGATTCTTATAAATTGACAGTGAAAGCAAATACTATCAGAATCAATAGTAATTTTTTAAAAAATTATATTTTGCCAGCGATCGGAAACTATAAAGTTGAGAAAATTACAACTATACTATTGCAAAATATTGTTAATGACTGGGCTAGAAATGCCAATACTGCTGAAATAGTTAACGGTAATCGTGAAAAGGGAAAAAGCAAAGATTATAAGCTGTTACTCAATATCATCAAACGCATTCTTGATTATGGTATGCAATTAGGTGTTATCTCAGACAATCCAGCTATAAAAGTATTTTCCCCAAAACTCAAGACAAGAACAGTCAAAAAAATAAAGTATTTTAATAATGATGAACTTAAACGTTTCTTGGCTTACCTTGACTCGTTACAATCAACCACAACAAATAAAAAGAGCGCTACTCTATACAAGCTTTTACTTGCTACTGGTTTGCGTATCTGTGAGGCTTTAGCCTTATCATGGTCTGATATTGATTTTGTCAATAATACCGTTAGTGTATCTAAGACACTCATACAATACAGCAATGAGATACAAGACAGTGCAAAAACAAAAGAAAGCAATCGTTTAGTTTCTGTAGATAGCGAGACAATTTCAATGTTGAAAGAGTGGAGAAAACAACAAAATGACGGTGCTATATCTTTGCATGATTCTTTAGTTTTCTCATATCATCAAAAAATGAGAACTTACGAACTCGAAAGACAGCACTTAGTTCGACACTTTAAAAAAGCAAAAGTTCCTAACATAGGTTTTCATGGTTTCCGTCACACTCACGCAAGCCTACTAATGAACAATGATGTAAATCCTAAAGAAATTCAAATGAGATTAGGACATGCAGATTATTCAATCACAATGAATTTGTACAGTCATCTTGCTAAAGAGAAAAAGAAAGAAACTGCTGAAAAGTTCGCTAATATACTTAAAGCACTATGA